GATATACTTAAGGCTTTGATTTCCGGACGTGACATATATCAGAACGATATTGCTGTAGACGGTCTGTTTAGAATAGCCGGTATATCTTCATTTACTATAGGTAAATTTGCTGATGATCCATTTGGTACTGTTGCATCTTTCGTTGCACCAGTAAATTTTTCTCAAGGATATCAAATGAGTAATGATTTTATAAAGGTAAGGGATGGAGATCAATCCTTTATGGATCCTTTCCTTAAATTATCTCCTTACTCAAATGTGTGGTACTACCGTTACGGCCCCGGAGTATTCAAGGAAGATAAGAAACGATTCTACAAACGTAGAGCCGGTGAGCTTCCTATATATAGGGATGACCCGTTGGGTGACGCAGTGATTACTCCTATGAAGGAGGCCATCTATGACCCAGCATTGAAATCCATTATGGATTTAATTAAGCAATAAAAAACCCAGCCCTTTAAAAAATTTAAAAAAAAGGACTGGGCTTTAACCATTCATACGTACAACACACAGTACATAACTATAACATAACTGAACCTAACCAGTTAAATCTACTACCTCTGCGTCCTCGACGTACACGAATCCTACTGGTTTAGTAATCATCACTCCGTTTCGGTGAGGGTTATCAGTAAGTTCCGTAGCACTAGGAACTTTTTTCTGATGGAATTGAAAGTCATATTGGTTTCTTACTAAGTGAGATATGTTCCAGACGTATGCTGTCCCATTGTTTTCTATAAGGAAAAGGAAATCTTTCTTTAGACTCTCGGCTATATTTATATTGGTGTCAACCTTTAATTGCTCTATTATCCAAGGATTCCAACTGTCCTTCCTTGATTTGAATTCAAACAAGTAGCTGTTGTTCTCGTAGTCATATGGTGAGTGTTCATCGTCAGCCTTAATAAGCTTACCCATTTTCGGGTAAGCCTTCATAAGACCTTCTGCAATTTCCGGCTCCGTCATCTGTATGCGGGCTCGTTAATTGTTGTATTCAAAACTATATCTAGCAATGATTTCACTCTCTTGTTGAGTAGCTTTTCTTTCTTCATAGCTTCCTTAGTTCTTTTAATAGCACACGTGACGCTCGATCTTTCTCGGCCTCCTATCTTTGCTATCTCGTGGTGGCTCTTGCCGGTTTCTTCTAGTAAGTAGAAGTAAACGTCCCTAGCTTTTGCTACTGATCGTCTGCCTCTGCCTTGTTGCTGTACGTGGGTAGGATCTACCTCAAACATTTGAGCAACGTAATTTAATATATATCTTGAGTTCATAATTGTTATTGGAATCTGCCTAGGCAGTGATAGAATTTAAGATACCCGCCTACACCACGCTCACCTTCACGGTTCTTAGCTATGGTGTATTGGAGATCTGTGTAAGGGCCCTTGGAGTCAGAGGATTTAGCACCCTCGATGTCCCCGTTCTTGGGCCATAGTAAAAGAACAATGTCCGCATCGTTCTCGATGTCACCGGAATCCTTGAGGTCATATAAGCTAAGGCCGGTCTCTCTCTTAGCTCCCTCTCTGTTTACTTGTGATAGAAGTATGACACTTATGTTTAGTTCAAGGGCCATCTGTTTTATCTTGTGAGATATATCAGCTATACCCTCGGCCTTACTGTTAGCCTTACGTGACCACGGTATTAACTGCAAGTAATCAATAAGTACTAGCTTTACCCCGTGCTTCTTAACGAAGGTTCTTGTTTGGCTGACGATATCTTGTGGGCTGTTGGCTGTGTGTGCGGTGTATATAGGTAAGTTACTTACCTCATCTATCGCATCATTAACCTTCTGCATATTAGCATCAGTTATCACACGCTCTTGTATCTGCCTCACATTGCGTCCAGAAACGCATTGCACCATACGTTTGGTGATCTGCTTCTGTGGCATCTCCAAAGAGAATATAAGGGTAGGTACAGCGTCATTACGGACGGCCTTCAAGGCTATGAATAATGCTAGTGCTGACTTACCACAAGACGTGGGAGCTGACAGCGTTAGTACTTCTCCGGCCCCGATACCACCACTACCCAACATACTGTCGAGCTGAGGTAGATGAGTCCGGACTACGTCATTGGTGAACTCACCCTTGAGCATCTGAGTGAAGTCCTCTTTTAATTCATTAGCCGAATCCTTAATGGATTGGCTTTGGTCTATGACTTCCATCACCTTGCCGAGCTGATCGTCCACATCCGCTTTGATTGCGTCGGACTTGGCAGTTTCGGTCGATGCATTCTCTGCACCCATTAGGTATGTTTTTCTTAGTGTTCGTAGCTTTGACTTCTCTAGTACTAAGTCAGTATAGTATTTCATTTGAAGTCCCGACGCTGAACGTCCGAGCACTTCCATAATACCACTGACCCCGTCAACTTCTTCAAGGCACTCGATGGACTTGAGGTGCTCCATAATGGATACCTCATCTATCGGTGTTTGTGTTTCGCTTAAGTGAGCTATTGATTGAAACAATAACCTATTACTTAAGTAGTAAAAATCCTCTCCGTTTATCCGGGAGGCAATGCCATCGTATGCTTGGGAATCTCCCTCCATACATAGGCACGATATTAATTTCTCTTCGGCTTCTCTGTTATTCGGTTCGGCTAAGTCTATCATTCTCTTCTTCGAGTTGCTTAGTCAAACTTCTTAAACACTGTCCGAGGAATCTAAAACGATCTCGGTTTCCTCTGCCGATTTCGTTTGTTTCTATTGCGTTGTACGCATTGAGTGATACTTCAGTTGCTTCGTGTATTGTGTTTAACATAATGGTTTTAATTTATATAGGATGATAGACTTCCTTCCACGTTATTGTGGAGGGAAGATTCTACCACACCCTACTGTTATTTTTTAGAGCGTTCGAGCATCCCTATGGCTATCAACGAGTAACCAATTAGATCTCGAAATATATCACGAGGTTTATCGCCATCAGAATTTACTGACAGCCGTCCGTCTCGGGTGAATGCCTTAAGTCTTTGGAACTTATCTTGCATCCGGAGGGATAGGCCGACGAGTGGATCAATCCCGAACTCAGTACTGCCGTCGAAGTTCTCGAACGGGTTGGAGCACTTGTCTCCACCCGTGTAGTCCGAGTTCTTATTGCCAGTGAGTTCAAGGATTTCCTTTACTTCTTCGTATCGGAATTTATCCCACCACTCTTTGTCGAACTCCGTCATTTAGAACGGATCGTTGTCGTTAACGTCAACCGGAGCCGGAGCCTTAGGCTTCGTAGCTTCCTTTAGATCAACTGCTAAAGAGATGAATGGTACGTCCTTTGAGGATACCTTCTTCCATCCCTTGATGTAGTACTCCTTGCCGTCTACTTCTATGTTTCCACGGAAGTCCGGGTGAGTTTCTTTTTCCTTGCGGTCATTCTTGAATAGAACTCCGCGGTTATTATTATCGTATTGGTTCATAATTAAAACAAGTCTTCTTTAGTTTTTGGTTTAGTAATTTGTATATCTTTGTAAGATTTTATCTTTTCTGATTTGCCGTGAGTGTTGGTAGCATCAGCGTCCTTCGTATCATCGATACAGAAGAGGCCGTTGAGTGCGTACTTGCGTGCGTATGAGCTAGCGGATCCGGTGATCTGTGCATCGTCCATACCTTTCTTTGTCTCAGCTTCTCTAGCGAATGCACTTACCTCTGCTATCACATCGGTGTCGCACAGCATCGCGGTTGCTTTGACATAGACTCTACCACCTACAGCGACGATGTCATCGCTGAGTGTTAGGTCGCATTTATATTTCTTTAGGAGAGGCTTTACTGCTTCGAGTATATCCTCTGCGGAGCGATAAGAGTACCCTCCGAATTTGTTTGTCTGACCCTTTGGAGCTTTGAGTTCCGTCTGAATCGACATTAGTTTTTGTGGTTGTGTTTCTGTTGTCATAAAAATCTTTTACCAATTGTTTGAATAGTTTTACCCGAGCCTTAACATTAATGCAAGCATCAACTTCACTGTTAGTTGACCCCAAGACAACCAATAAAAAACATTGGTCATCCTTTAGTAAATTATTTTTGAACCGACTTGTCAATTGATTAAGTCCAACCGGGTGAAGTAAATCAGATCCGGGCTGTCTCAAATAAGTAGCTATGTTCTCGAGCACAGTAGGTAAATGTTTGGGATCACCCTTACACATCGTCGTAAATATATTCTCGATCTTACCTATCAACGTGTTGGCTTGCCGGCTTATTACACCGCGGATCTCTCCGCTCTTGTGGTCGTGGTCAACCACCCAATCCTCTGTCTCTCTGTTTAACACGGGGCATTCCTCCGGGGTATTATTTTTTCTCCACTTTGCTAGTTTGTTTTGAGGTACGTACATTTTGTTTTCTTGTTTTGCTCCAATCTATCTCATCATAATTTTCATCATATGCTTTCTGATTGTAGCCTTTCTTTGGTTGCATTCCTTTACCCATTAGATTTCATTCACCTCCAATATTTGTATGACCGCACCCTTTTTAGTCCGGCCTCTACCTTGTTTGTCCGGCTTAATAACTGACAGCTTACGGATCGCATCATCCTTTGTATTGCCCCACTTGTGAGTATAGCCACGATAATCAGTAGGCATATCAAAGTGTCTGTATAATATCTCATATTGATTCATAACTGTATAATACAATGAACCCCGTTCCCGAATTTATGCTAAGGACATTGTAGTCAATCCACTCAATGGCTTCATCGACAGTCATATCGTCATCAGCTACAAAGCATTCGATCATTCTATTGTAGTCATAGACCAAGTACCCGTCGTGACTTGTGCCGACTATGGCGTAGTCAAGTCCTTCAAACTGTATGGCATTGTCTGCGTGTACTCCCTCTAAGTATTCTTCTAAGTTTATATTGTCCATATTATTTTTTCATTCGTTTGTTCCAGAATAATTTACTGGCGTATTTAAAATTTTGTATACCTATCTTCATATCAGCTTCGCTCCACTCCTTGTGGTAGTGCTTC